CGAACACCTCCTTTCGCGTGTTTATGTGATGTAATATACGCTCATCTTTGAGCTTAGTCAAGCGCTCAAAATCATTTTTTTCCAAGATTTTTTCATAATACCTGAAAGGACGACATTTTTTAAATCTGTCGCCCCAGCGGAGATAATCTTTGTCCCAGAGATCATCTACATACTGATCATAATATTCACGGGCAATACCTTTGGATCCGATGCCAAATTCAGGCCTACGGCCACCATAATAATCATCAGCCTGTAATCCAGTCGCTTTTTTTATAACATATTTGGCCACATAACATATACAAGCATCAGACAGAGGGGCAATCGTATGATATCCTTTATCCCAGCATTTAGCGACATCAGCCGAAATATAATAATCAGGATGAAGCCTATTAAACACATTGGCCAGAGGCATCCTAGAGCTACCAAAATCACAACCATAAATCAATAGATGATAATGTGGCCGTTCGAGCTCGGAACCATACTCACCAGCACAATAATATCTAATCTTTTGAGGCTCTAAAAGCTTTCTAAGCCGCTTCAGAAATAATTGATAATCCTCCACTCTGAGGGATCGATCAGATGGGAGGTGATCATCATCATAAGTAAGGGTGAGAAAGCAGGAAGGCGCACGACTCATACGCCATTCGAGCCAAAGCCGGGCACTCCATTCTTGAGCTCGCCGAACCCTGCAAGCAATGCATTGCCCACAGGGAATCGTAACATGCACTCGAGGATCGGCAAGCTGCCGATCCGGATCAATTGATTCGCGAAGATTAAAAACATATCGCTTCTTGCCGAGATCAGTATGACCACCGGCTAGATGAATCTCCATCGGATGATAGCAATACATAAATAGGTTACGCTCCTACACAATTTCGCGCACCGGTGAAGAATTTAGCCTCAAAAAATGGCAAATTGCAACACCGGCGCACCATCATCAGATCGACCTACACACCATGATCAGATCGACCTACACACCATGATCAGATCGACCTACACACCATGATCAGATCGACCTACACACCATGATCAGATCGACCTACAGCAAGATGGATCTCCATGGGATAATGACAATACATAAATAGGTTACACTCCTACACAATTTCGCGCACCGGTGAAGAATTTAGCCTCAAAAAATGGCAAATTGCGACACCGGCGCACCATCATTACAACCTTATTCCACCGCGAGATATCGGCGGAACAACATTAATCCTCCGGGTTGCAGACCGTCTTACAATCCTCCGACTAGCGCTTGTCGATAATCTTTTACGCATGATAACATCCTCCTTGACCTTAAAAATTGTATTATAACATCATCACTGAGATACGTATCCCAGCAAACACCTGACTTTAGCCTCAAATCAGACCAGTAAAAATCCGCAAAGATGTCAAAATCTAAGACTGGATATGCATGTTGAGCAAACCGTGCAGACGGAGGAGATATATATACATCATCTCCTCCAAAATACACAAAACGGAACCTAATACGCTTACTCAAAAGGCACCATCCCGGGGATATCATGTGCAGTATTGATTTGTGTGTTGCGGACTTGGCGAAAATCCTGGAACAAAGTCTTTTTAAGCACATGAAAGTTGTTTGCCGCTGCGCGGCTAAGATCAGATACAATTCCGATTACCTGCCTCCCGGCAGATGTAAGATTGCCAGCATTGCGAGTAATCTGATTATGCAGGTAAGCAGGCAAATGCCGCTTACCAACCTCATCATCAGTAACCTTATTAATCTGCCTGGACTCACTCATCTTTTTTACAATATCACTTGCCGTATTGCAACTATCAAGCATAGACTTAACCATACCTTGATATATCGCCGCCTTATCAGCAACAGAAGAACCGGGCGATACCATCGATGGCGAGGCTACAGATGGCACAGCAGAACCAGAACCACCTGTTGCGCTAAGGATCGGATTAAGCCCGGCACTGCGCAGATCCTGCACCTCACGCTGATGCGCAGTATTGGCCATCCTTTCACTCCAAGCCTGATTTTCATGGAATATCTGATAATTGAGTTCATTGGTGCGCATTTGCGCATCATATGCCTTTTTGGCCGCATAATCAGATGATTGCGCACCAAGCACAGATCCGAGCACAGATCCGCCGCCTAAAAGGCCGGCACCAAAAAGAGATCCTAAAGCACTCCACATTTTATCACCTTTTAACCTCAAAAAAATCAAAAATGATCCATCAATCCAGGCACGGAATACACAGGCATTGGCCTGGCACATTTCAATTGCAAAAACGAATCGAAGATAAACTGAGGCTCATCCTGAACAGCTAGAACACGAGCAAGAGGCGGATTTTCTTCAATAAATGTTGAATTCAAAGTCGGCAAATTTTCAAATTTCTGGGCCAAATGCCAAACATCGAGAGATTGAGGATATGTTGACCTCAAAGCACCGGTAATCTGACCAGGATAATAGCGATACTCTGCATATCGCTCCTGATAGCCAAATACCTTACTATCATCTGCAGTGCCCTGCACATAAATCTCCGAATTGGCAACTGCCTGCTCTCCGAGATGGGCAAATTCTGGCCAGTAAAAATCATAACGCGTACGACGATCCCACATCTTATTGCGACCTTGCTGATACGTAAGATCAGTTGTAATACAAACAAGGCCAATGATGTAACCATGCTCTGTAAAAGTCTGTTGAAACGCGTGCTGCGCATCGATCAACACACCTTGCGCTGCAAGATTGCCTTGAGGCGTAGTGCTATCCGAGGCGGATGTTTGCGGGATAGGTTGTACATTCATATAAGATTTAGTATAGCCTAACAACTCAGGCCGCTGGAGCCGGGAATCAGGCGAAAGAACATTGAAATGGCCTCGGATAAGCTCAGTATAACGAGATCCAGAGCGGGCGGATCTCTCCATGAAGCGTTGGAGCTGAATAGCTTGCCGAAGCGAGGCTACAGTTGCAGCTGTAGCCTGAGCAAGATCAGTATACAAACCTGAAGAGGATGCCGTTGGATTGTTCTGCAAAACAACACCATAAGATGTGCCTGTAGAAGAAGTACGCATACCAGCAGTAGTTACTGGTATATCGCCGTTGGGACCCAATGCGCTAACATCTTTAATACGATAGTTTGAACTATTAGTCGTTGTAAACTCTGAAAAGAAAAGGGGGTTACCATCGCCCCAAACAGGAGCATTGCCGCCCAACGGAAGGGAAACTGGATCACCTTTTTGAGGCCAAGGCAAGCAACTCGTAAAATAATCATGACGCTTACCACGCTTGCGAGGCATAATATACCACTTCCACGTCTCGCGAGTTCCAGAGCCATTTTTATCAAGGCCATTCGTACTCGGATCATCAGCACTCATATCGTCAGTAAATGGAGCAGAAGCTTGAAGATTTTCGTCTCGAAACCATTCATTCCAAATCAAATTATAAGCTCGGAAAGGCAAAACGTTAACAGCTTGCGAAACGCCAGTAGGCAAGCCGAAATAATCAGCAAGCCGGCTCTTGCCAGATGCCTCAGTAGTGCCATCATAATGAGGCTGGATTGATATGTAAGGCAGAATTGGCTGGAGCGTATCAGTAGGGAACCGCTGCTCACCCATAAAACTCTTAAAACCATTCCACAACAAGCGGTTGGGCACGAAAAAGTAAAAAGTTTCCAGCTTAAGTCGATCCATAAAGGGCACAATCGGCGTAGTCAAGCGACACAAAACCGAAAAATCAGCTTTAAAGGAATCGCCGGGGAGAATCTCGTCACAGTAAAACGGGATAAGATATCCTGCATCTAACGTAGTCTTATAACTATGACCGCGATCGAACACAGACCGCTCGATATTGACAGATGGAACCTGCGCGAAGTTATGAATTTTACCCTTAACTGCTGAAACAATACTCATTTTAGCCTCCAATCTGGATTATTTGACCCATGTTTTGACCATTAATTATTTGTAAGTCATTGATAATCAACATGGTGTCAATGGGCACAGTTATCATCAAGTATATACTGTGCCCATATGTTATATAATTGTACTTTCTGCGATATCGCGCGTTACACGCGCTGGACGCGCTACGCGCGCTTTGATACGTGCGCGTTGCACGCGCACGATCCGTGCACATACGTGCACGCGGGTGGGGAAGGGCCTTAGTCGCCTGCGTCTCCTGCGGGGTTACCAGACTTGAGGGGGGAAATCCCCCCACAGCTGCCCCCCTTGATGCGCTGCCGCGCGGGCCCGCTAATGCCGCGGAGGCAGCAGGGTGCAGTGCACCCTGCACCCGGCCTGGAATCGCGCTCAAGCGCGCTTCCAGGCCTATTAAACGGCGGAATGATAGTACTGATGCATATGCACAGATGATATCACGCACGTGTAGCACGCGCGCGAATTGGCAGATAGCATCAGCAGCGTAATCCATCATTCCGCCTTACTCTCTTTCGGCTGAGATTCTGGCTGAGAATCAGGAGACGGCTTCTGCTGAGGCTGCTTCGGATACTCGGGCAAATCCGCAAATACAATATTTTTCAGGCCGAGCTTCTTAATTTCATCTTCCGAAGCAGTGATCATAAAATCAGCGAAAGCATCGAGGCTGAAATCGAATGCCTTCTGCTGATCATAATCAAGTTCAGAGAAAAACTTACGCAAGTTTTTTTGCGCCGCAAGAGCGGCATACAAATCCGGTACCTGAGTAGCATCAAGATACTGCATCTTGCGAGTATTTGGATCAATATACATCGTAAGCGCGAAAGGATCATCCTCAAGACCATATTTCTTAATCAGGAAATTAAGATCGCATTGATCCTTGTACACTTGCTCTGTAAGTGATTTTTCTGGGCACTTAAGACCAACAACATCAGGAGTTTTATAACGTGTATAAATTTCCATCAAAACCTCCAATTTGAATTTTTAGTTGTAATCAAAAAACATGTCATTATTTTAATACATGGGACGAAGTCCCAACAGGAAAATCAATTATGTTTAGCCTCACTTTCCGCATCAGTGTCAAAGCCATAAGGCAGACTCTGCATATAATGTTTAATGTGGGGACGCTCTAAATACTCAGACATAGTTACAACTTTGTACCTATGCTTAGCATCAACAACAATACCCTTACTTAAATCAACCGATCCAATTCGCCAAAGCTCCATACGCAAAAACGGACTACTGTACAACTCGTCAAAAGAAAGAGAATGACGGCGCAAGGTCTCTAAGAGAGCCTGACAGGCAACATCATCAGCAGTCGAAAAAAACGGAGGAGAAAAACGGGGGAGATCCTTATCCAAAACAGGATCAAGGACGGAATAGATACCAACCCAATTATTATTGGATTTGGACTTAGAAAACAAACTCATGTTACGCTCCATAAGTTTAAAATTGTGTATGACGTGCAGCTGCGAAAATCTTATAGTTATGCGCTTGCGCCTGCTCGTCTAATCGCCTACGCATAACTTCGTCTTTGTCGAACACCTCCTTTCGCGTGTTTATGTGATGTAATATACGCTCATCTTTGAGCTTAGTCAAGCGCTCAAAATCATTTTTTTCCAAGATTTTTTCATAATACCTGAAAGGACGACATTTTTTAAATCT